CATGCCTCGTATTCTTTTTTATTTTTAGGGACTTTAGATCGGCGGCGGCTACCTACTGGTCTGCGGTTCCCAAACCCTTTGTCAGAACTAACTACCCCGCCTCGCCCATAAGTTTGAAGCCCTGTTCCGGCTGCACCAGTGCCAAGCCCTTGAGCAGAGTCAAGTCCGCCAGTTTCGAGTCCCGTGTCTTCAGGTGGTTTTGTTTTGTCCGCTGCTGTTTTTAACGCATCATTACGCGCTTGTTCAGTAGGGTCTTTAAAAACCATTGGGACATCATACTCATCTTGCCCTTCCTTTAGTGAGGTTAAACTCTTGTCATCTATGACTAACCCCGCGTCTACAAAAGTCTTATCAAATTGCTCGGGGGAAAGTCCTACTGCCCCATCCTCACGGCCTTGGAGATCACGATACTCCCCAAAAGAAAGGTCACCTTCTTTGGCCTTACCCATTACAAGGTCAAATAGTTTCCGACGTTCTTTTGTCCGCTGTTTTTTGGGGTCTAAAGGAATTGAAACTTCTGGCCCTGACGGTGCGGAAGGGGTGTTATATCCCGCGAGAGACTGAGCACTACTTGTCAAAACAGAAGGCGGGCTTCCTTTTGGGGGTTGAAAAAACCTAAAACTAGACATCCCGAACGACTAAAATGCGTGTTAAGAATAAGAGTTAAGGGCTAAACTGTCAATCCAGCAAAACCGCATTTTGGTTCTGTAACGCCTGCCCCAACTGCTTGATCGTGGTCCGGCGGTGCGGGCGTCCGTCCTTCCCTTCCTCGGGCGGGTCAACCGCTACGAGGCCAAGCCGCTGACGGGCGCAATCCAATGCCAGAAACGCCGCATCAGCAAGGTCGGGGCTGCGTCCGAAGCGGGCCTTAAATTCAGGTTTGGATTCTATTTTAACCCGCAGGGTGCCGCTTTTCACCATGTCGTAATTCCGGCTGGTTATCTCTTGAGCCAGATCGGTGCTGACTCCAAAAACTTGACGAGTCCGCATCAATTCTTTCCCGACGAACCAAAGCTCGGAGACTCTGTTTACATATAGCTCTGTCCCTACAGAGCGGCTATTGGCGCTGACTCGTTTGTCGCTAGCCTTCCCACCGAACCCAACCCGCAGGAACCCGCTGCCCCACTCGCCAGAGAGGACATCGCAGAAAGGTGCTCCTGCGCCCGTCGCGTCAACTGCTACATTCTCAGGGGGGATGTTTCGCTTCTCGCAGTGTTCCTTGATCTGTTTGACAATCTGGTAGGTCCGAGGGACCGACTTGTTGGTGGCGTCGTCGTTCAAATGAACAGCATCCCCAAACTCAATGACGTATTGCCCTGATCTGTCATACCCCACCGAGGCCGTGTAGAGAATTGTCCGGTCGCCTCCGTTAGTAAAAGCGGGGTCGATTCCGGCTACATGGAGGGGGACTCCCTCCCACTCGACCTTGTTCATGGCCTTCGACATGGCCAGCTCATTTTCCCCGTAGATCCCCGTCGTCTCGTCCGAGTCGAAGAAGATAGCGCGAACCATTCGCATGTATCCACGGGACTCTGGCCCAAGCAGCCCCTTATCCTCGTCAATCTTTTCCTGAGTGGGGAGCCAAGGGTAGAGGACTTCCCCAGCTATTATGTTAGGGGATCGTTCCCCATCCAACCGGATATAGTCACCACCCCATTTCGTCGGCCACCCATCTTCCATGTTCGTGTCCACCGAGTCCCAGCCGTTGATTGGCTCTGACCATATACCAAAAGCATCAAATCGGCTGTTGGGGTTCGACATTCCAATAAGTTGGAACTCGGGGTTTTTAGACAAGTTAGATAAGCCCGCTTGCAAAATAGCTTCTGACAATTCAGAAAGCTCATCCCCGATCAAGATAACTCGTTTTTGTTTAATCCCGATAAACTTTCCTACCGCTTCTCGCGTTTTGCTTTTTTCTGCTGCGATTAGAGAAATGCCCGCCCGTTCAATAAGGATGCCCTTCTCGTCTACATAGGCTGCGTTACCGATCGAATCCCGAATCTTAATCGGGGCACCATCGATAACGGATAACAGAGACATGACTGAACCCCAGATACGCTTGCGGGCTTCGCGCAGTGTGGTCGAGGTCATCAATACAAGTGTGTCCTTGGGCTTGGACAACCAGTTGATAATACCCCACGCGGCCATCGTATGGGATTTACCCGACGACGCAGAACCACCGATAGCTAAATATTTATTATTCAAGGCAGCCCAAATCATTTGCTCGGCCCACGGGTGGCGAATCATCAACTTTTCAGGAAGATCTTCATGGTTCCACAGCTCGTCACAGATCCGCCAGAAGTAATACTCCTTTGCTCGTAGATGTTCGTGGTTAGCGAACCCATACAACAAAGCGGTGATTAGACTGGTGGGGGGAATCAAAAGCCCCCCTACGTCCATGCGTTTTGTTTTCCCGTCGATTCTCGGTTCAAGTATCTGCTTGATGGAAGAATTGCTTACCGCCATAATCAAACACACAGATTACTTCTTAACAAAGTGCCTGACAAACCTAAAGACAGCCTCCAGCAGCGAGCTTTGACTATGTATAAAGCAGACTGGAAAACAGTTTCCATAGCTAAAGAGTTGGGAGTTCACCCCGGCACAGTGCGTCGGTGGTTCAAAAAGATGGGGATTCCAGCAAAAAAGAACGGGCTACAACCACATGTAGACGTTCCCGAGGAAAAACCCTCTGACGATCTAGCAGACGCAATCGACCAGCAACTGGAGTCTACTACCGACGAAGCAATTCGTCGCGCAAGCCACGACGCTCGGCAAGAGGAAGATGAGGCAATCCTTGAAATTGCAGAAAGGCAATCGAGTCCCGCTGATAAATACCAACACTATGCTGCGGCAACGGGGATAAAGCTCATGCGGGACAGCGTTAAGAACTTGCGCCCCGCCAAGACAGTCCGCGAGTTGTCAGAGCTTGACCAGTTTATCCGCAGAAACCTCGGATTGAACGCCAAATCAGGGGGCAGCGGAAAAATGCAAATCGACATTTCTATCCTCAACAACACGAAAGCAGATCGAGGTGACGGGGCGGTTAAACCGATTATTGACTTAGACTGATGATTTACGACTTTGACTCTGGGGCACCTGAGTTTAACGGGGCACACTATGAGCCGTCCGACGACCCTTATTTCGACCGACAAGTTGATCCGACTTGTTATGAAGGGTTTTCGGAATCTCCCGAAGGCAAAAAGAAAAACGGGGTGATGATGTTTAGTGAACTAAAAGATGCTTACATTGGTGTTGTTGAACACCCCCGTAACCCTCCAGTTGCTTGCTACTCAATAGCGGGGACTAAAATTATTCTCAAAGAAAAACACGGGTTAAACGAAAAAGAAATTAAGCTGGCCCTCGACCAATTAAAGTCGTGTGATCTTGGGCCAAACACCCCGTGCTTTCTTGATTCAGATACTTTAGGGTAATGAAAACATTGTTCAAAGAACGAAGGGTTGAAACAAACCCCACGGTCTTGGTAAAGAAAGACCACCCGTTAAAAAATGATTTCTTTTTTATCCGCAAAAAATTAGTAGGGACATTTTTCAGGGTAATACCTAGAACAGGGAAAGAAGTCTTCTTTATTCAGGGCCTTATAAAAAACTCAAACGTGTTTACCCCTGAAACAGGCAACGGGTTGATAATCTCTCCTTCTTGTTTAAAAGGAATACAGGAATGATTGTTGGCATCGACAATGGGCTAGACGGGGGGCTTTGCGCTATCTCTGCGTTTGACGGGAGCATAATCGATAAAATCGCAATGCCCACGATGCAGCGAAGCAAGAAGCGGGAAGTGGCCACCGCCAAGATAAACGAATGGCTAGTCAACCTGAACACGCCGTTCACGCTGGCAGTAGAGGAACCGCTGGCCCACGCAAAGAGTTCGCAGGCAGTCCGTTCGATGGCGTTGAGCTTCGGGAAGATCGTCGGGATGGCCGAAGTCAAAAGCTACGACTTGATGCGCGTCTCTGTTCATAAGTGGCAAAAACAAATACTTGGTAACATCCCAAAGGGAATGTCTAAAAAAGCAGCCCTTGCTACAGCCGAGCAGCTTGCTCCAGAAGAAAACTGGTTAAAAAACAAACGATGTCGAACTCCTCACGACGGAATGATCGACGCATTTTTAATTGCTCAATATATTTTGACAGGGCGACAGAAGCAGATATAGTCCGGCCCATGCCAGATAGCCATTCTGATCGAGACCATGCCGAATTTTCGCCCTCTGCCCTGAAGTATATTGCGGGCTGTTCTGGGTTCCACGGAAGAAGTGGGACGAATGCCGCTGCAGAAAAAGGCACAAGGATACATGAGGCGTTGGAAGTTGAGAACACATCCAACCTTCAGAGCGAAGAAGAAATTTCTATCTATGAGCAAATCATGGAGGAAGAAAAGGCGTTCCTTGCTAACTACGCCCAGAGCGGAAGGCTGCTGCAAGAGGACTTCAAAGAGATCCAGTTGACCGTTGAACTGGAGGGGACAGAAACTTGGGGGACATGCGACCGCCTTACTGTCTTCGACGACAACACGGCGGTTCAGGCTGATTACAAAACGGGGATCTCCATGATTGATCCACCGGAAAAAAACTGGCAGGCCCAAGCCTACACCGTCGGCAGCTTTCAGAAGTTCCCTGAGCTGAAAGAAATTACGTTTGTGTTCTATGTCCCTGTAAGAAACGAAACTTTGTTTTACACGTTCACTCGGGATGATCTGCCTGCTATTGTTAGAAAGCTATCGGAGACAATTAAGAAAGCCGAACAAGTCCGGCCTAAATGGACCGACGGCACACCGGAGCTATCTGACCTAACTCCCACGGTAAACTGCCGATTCTGCCGCCACGAAGATGCTTGCCCTGCGTTAGGTGGTTTGGTCGTCTCAGTTGCCAAGAAGATAAACACGGAACTGCCCGACGTTGACCTCGACGAAACAGACGACCCAGAGGTCGTAGAACAATTATGGGTCATTGCGAAAATGGTCTCTAACTGGGCTGACCGTCTGAAGAAACGGGCCGTCAATATGGCTAAAAACGGAATAGAGTTTCCAACTTTACGTCTCCGTAACATGGGGGCCACGAAGAAAGTAGAAGACAATATCGGGTTGGTAGAACTTGCCGAACAGTTTGGGTTGGATAAGGACGAAGTGTTGGAAACGGCTAACCTCCCCCTTGCAAAACTGGCGAAAGTAGTGGGCGACAAAGTGCCAAAAGAAGATCGGAAAAAAATTTCTCAAGAATTTGTTGACGCATGCGTCGAGCAAGGTATTGTCACTGCCAATCAGGCGAGGCACACCCTCTCCTAAACAGAGAAACAGAGAAACAGAGAAACTATGGCGAGTATAACTAAGGCCGCACCGACGGAAATCATGTCTCCTGCGAGCATGAACATTGAACCAACGGACATCGAGATTCCACGAATCAACATCGTCCAGAAGACATCAGACATTGACGCTCCTTTTGGGAGTATCGTGATCGACAAACAATTCGTGATCGCTGAACCGGAGACGGTTATTTTGGCGGTTCCGGTTTCAGTAACAAAGGGGTGGCGTGAAGACATCCCTTATGATGACGACGAGATTCCTCGTATCGCTAACTCTCAGGAGGAGCGGGATGAAATCGCAAAGACTTCGGAATACCCTATTTTGGAATTTGCGGACATCACGTTGGCGATTGAGAAGCCAGAGAAAACAAACGCGGCGGCGGCATTTCCGTTCCCAATCGGGGGTAAGTTTTATGCGCTTGGCCGCATTAACGTGGCGAAGGACGCATATCGCCAGACGTTCAAACGGCTGGCTACGTTCACAATGTTTAACCCCGAGACTGCCCCCTTTACCAGATACTGGGACTTCGTGTCCACGCTTATCTCTAGGGGAAAGTATTCGTGGTATGCACCATCTTTGTCGTTTACCGCTCCCGACGAGGACGCCGAGGACGCCGAGTCCGAGGCTACTGGGGTGGAGACCCCCGAGGATATTCAGAAATTCGCAGCTAACTTCGGAAGATAATGAGTATGCTCGACGAACAAGTAATAGAGGAAGAGATCGCGATGCTCACCGGAATGCTCGTGGAGATTGATACCTCGATCCAAACTGCAGAGGAGAATAAAGACAAGCTCTCCACCATCCGTGCCGCGTTGATTAAGTCTATTGGCAAGGAGCTTCCGGCTGAAGACGAAAATCAACTGGACTTTAGCCTCGTCGCAGACGGGGAAGAAGTTGAGGTTATATCGGAGGGGGACTAATAAGATCAGGTATTGCGGCGGGGGGCTTTAACGATCCCTCTGGTTATATTGTCGCCTTGGTGGTAACCGCATAAAAGCCACTACACTTAAAACCCCTCACTGGTTTTTCAGTTTCCGGTGGGGGGTTTTCTTTAGCTATGAAAATCTACGCGCTCGATTACGAGACCTACTACGACAAACGGTGCAGCATCAAGACGCTCGGCCCGTTGGGATACTTTTCTCACCCTGACTTTGATGCCTACATGCTGACCGTAAAAGGAACCGATGGAACTGAGTTCGTCGGGCACCCCAAGGATTTTAACTGGGATTTACTTAATGGTAATACGGCACTGAGCCACAACGCAGCTTTCGATGAAACCTTATATTTATATGGCACTACCAAAGCGTGGTGGCCAGAAGTCCAACCAGCCGAGTGGCATTGCACGGCGGACCTTGCGGCGTATTGCCGCCTTCCTCGGTCGCTTAAAGGAGCGTCTCATGCAGCTTTTGGATTAGAAATTGACAAGTCCACCCGCGACAACATGAGCGGGAAGCGGTGGGAGTCGATGACCGATGAGTTCCGCGAAGAAGTTAGCGCGTATGCGATCAAGGATGCGGAGCTTTGTTTACGGCTATGGGAAGAGTTCAGCGACCGCTGGCCAGAGGAGGAACGGGTTATTAGCACCCTGAACCGGAGGATCTGTCAGGGAGGAATCCCGATCGACACGGACCTCTTGAAGAAACAACTGGAGACCATCAACGAGAAGTTGTTTGAGGCCGAGTCTAACATCCCGTGGTTAGGCAGTAAACCGCTCCTTAGCCGCGCTGCTTTTGACGAGGAGTGTCAAAAAGTAGGGTTGGAGCCTCCAGCTAGTCTGGCGAAGACAGACCCTGAGAGTAGAAAATGGATCGAATACAATAGTAAAAAACACGATTGGATTGAAGCTACTCAGAACTGGCGGAGAATAAATGCGCTAAAGAAAAAGGTCGAGAGCTTCGACGTAGCCACGATGCCAGACGGCAGATACTACGGCGGCTTTATGTATTTCGGGGCGCACACGGGGCGGTTCAGTGGGAGCGGCGGTAATCTTAACCTTCAGAATTTGCCGCGAGACGAGATGTTTGGGATTAACCTCCGCAACCTCATAGCAACAAAAGAAAATAAGAGGTTAGTCGTGGCGGACTTGAGTCAGATAGAAGTGCGAACACTTTGCTGGCTCGCGGGGGACAAGGACATGATGAAGGAGATTGAGGAGTCGGACGATATCTACGAAGCGTTCGCGATTCGATTCGGGTCATGGAGCAAAGAAAAGGGGTCGCTCAAACAAGACCCTAAGCTACGCCATAGAGTCAAAGCTATGGTTCTTGGTTGTGGCTACGGAGCGGGTAAGAAGAGATTTGCGGAAATGTCAGGCATGGAACAACGCGAAGCTAACGCAGCCGTGGATATGTATCGCGACTCAATGCGAAGCGTTACGCGGTTGTGGAGGGATTACAATGAGGACATCGCGGGGGCCTACAACTTATCTGATAAAATACCTACTACGTTTACAGTGGACTTACCAAGCGGACGAACCCTCAACTATGGATCGCTAACTGCGACTAAGGTTTCAAAAGGCAGACTTGAATATACGTCGTATTTTCCTAAGGGGGTTAAAATGGTGCCCGTTAAATTGTGGGGTGGGTTTATTGCCGAGAACGCTTCGCAAGCTCTGGCCAGAGACATTTTTTCGGACATGCTTGTCAGGATTAACGCGGCGGGCCATAACGTCATTATGCATGTTCACGACGAAATTGTTGTTGAAGCAGACGCCGATACAGCAGACGCGGATCTTGAAGACATAATTAAAATAATGTCTACCCCACCGGAATGGATACCCGATATCCCCCTCGACGCCGAGGGTTCAATTCTAACGCGATACACAAAGTGACCTACCGATATATTGAAAATCTACGAAGCTCTACGGCAAGGAAGTCATCTGACTTGTCAAAGTTAGCCCCGTCTATCCCTAAGTTTTCTACGAAAGCAGAGTATCGTGCATGGTGCGCTGACGCCAAAACTAAACACGTATTTTACTCAACAGTAGAAGGACGCGCCCCGTCAAAGAGAGTGTCCACGGACAACCCGACAAACAAAGTTTACGGGATTGTGGCCGACTACGACGCTCCCGTTAACTGGAGTTTAGTAGACGGAAAGATTCAAACTATATGTGCTAACAATCTCCCAACATGGCAAACCAAAACACACAGCGGGTATATCCGACTGATCTGGGAATTTGAGCAAGGGGTTCCTATTTCCCCAGACATGTTTTCGCCGTTTGCCAAAGAGATGAAAAGGATACTGAAGCTGAACAAGATTTTTGCTGGCTTCGACGAGACTTCCTTAAACCCATCACAGTATTTTGAGTTAGGGTCTAACTGGAAAAAGATAGGGTCGCCCCTGCCCAAGGCTACTTTCCACACGGCGTTACTCAAAGCGGCGGAATCTAACCCGCCCCAATCGGGAGATACTGCGATCCCTATTGATGTAGTAGGGGAGAAAGTTAAATCGGACTATGGCCATAGATGGGCTGGCGTATTTGAAATAGGTAGCAGGGGGCCTTTGTTTTGGATCGACGACGGCATTGACCGAGAAGGATGTCAGGTAGTCGAGGATGGGATAATCTGTTATTCAGACAGAGCGGGTAGAGGGTTTATGTCTTGGAGAGACATCTTCGGGCCGTCTTTTGTCGAAGACTACGAGCAAAAGAAACTGGGTTGTCTGTTAGACGAATATTGGTTTAACGGGAAAAGGTTCTTTAAGTTATTGAATGAAATCGCGGTTGAAATACCAAGGGACCAACTGGTGCTTGAACTCAGACAAATGGGGTTCTGCCCGAAACAGAAAAAGGGTAAGCCTTTATCAGAAGTAGAGGCGGCAATACTCGTCATCAGCAATCAAAACAGGATCACGGAAATCGCTCCGGTAGTCTTCTCAAAGAATCGAGTGGTCGAAGAAAGTGGCAACCGTATTCTTAATACGGCAACAGTGGAGCCAGTGGAGCCTGCGGATGACGGTGACCCAAAGAACTGGCCGTTCCTACACGCATGGCTCTCCCAGCTATTTGAAAACTCCACATCCCGCCCCACCGTGGAATACTTCTTCGCATGGATGAAGAGATTCTACGAAGCAGTCTTTGAGAGGGAGACACGGCAGGGGCAAGCGTTGATTCTTGTCGGGCCGACTAACAAAGGAAAGAGCCTACTATCTAACAGAGTTATCTCGGGGCTAGTCGGTGGATTCTCCGATGCTTCCGATTACTTGTCGGGCCACACCAAGTTCAACAAAGATTTGGGGCGCGTGGCGGCATGGGTTATTGATGACACAACCAGTGCCAGTTCGTTTCAGGATCAGCGTAAAGCCACCGAGCTAATCAAGCGGGCGGTTGCCAACCCTCGCATTGAGTATATGGCTAAATATGCTGATTCTATTTCAATCCCGTGGGCAGGGCGTGTAATCATGTCCTTGAACATGGACGCCAACAGCTTATCCGTGATACCCGCCCTTGACAGTAGCAACCGTGACAAGCTCATGGCCTTAAAAGTGAGTGATTCGGCTACAAGTAACTTCCCACCGAACAAAATGCTGGAGGCGACGATTAAGTCAGAACTCCCTTACTTCGCCAAATGGCTTCTGGACTGGACCGTTCCACAGGAGATCGAGTCATATGGCCGATTCGGGGTGGTCAGCTTTATAGACATCTCAGTAGCGTCTGCGGCTTACGACAATTCATCGCGCTCGGCAGTTGCAGAGCTGGTAGAATTTTTTGCCAAGAAGTGCAGGGGGATGAACGATGCAATGAAGAGCTGGGAAGGGACCTTAACTGAGTTCCAAGTGACTCTCCACGACTTCAACAACGGGCGTAACGTGGGGATGTCAAATAACCTTGAGTTTGTTCGTCGCGGAATGTCTGCCCTTGAAGAAGCGGGTAAGGCAAATACCAACGTCCGTCCGGTTAAATCGGTGGGACACGGCGGTGGCAAAGTGTGGACTATAAGTGTAGAGGAGAAATACGACATCACGCCCGCC